CTCGATAAAAAGTCAGTTAATCAACTGCTGAAGACGGCTTCCGGCAAAGTGAAAATCGTACTGGAGACAAGACAGGAGCTTGCTAAATCCAGCGTCAAAAAATATCAGGCTATGATGGACTGTGTCTGCAAAGATGGCAGAGCGAGAGGCCTCTTTCAGTTTTATGGCGCAAACCGTACCGGACGATTTTCCGGGCGCTTGATTCAATTACAGAACCTGCCAAGAAACAAGATGGATCATCTGGAAGAAGCGAGAACGCTCGTCAGGCAAGGCGAACTGGATGCACTGGAACTGCTCTTTGACTCGGTACCGCAGGTTCTGTCTGAACTCATCCGTACTGCCTTTGTACCAAGAGAAGGAAGCATTTTTCTTGTTGCGGACTACTCCGCCATTGAAGCGAGGGTTTTAGCTTGGCTGGCAGGAGAACGCTGGCGTATAAAACTCTTTGCCGAAGGCGGAGATATCTACTGCCAGTCAGCCAGCGAGATGTTTGGCGTGCCGGTTGTGAAACACGGTGTGAATGGTGAACTCAGGCAGAAGGGCAAGATATCAGAACTGGCCTGTGGCTATGGTGGCTCAGTCGGTGCCCTTAAAGCGATGGGTGCATTGGAGATGGGACTGTCTGAAGACGAGCTGCCTGGGCTTGTTCAGTCCTGGCGAAGCTCCAATCCCAAGATAGTGCGTTTCTGGTGGGATGTAGACAGCGCCGCCAAGATAGCTGTTAAAGAACGACGAAATACTGATGTCCAAGGTATCGGCTTTCGTTATCAAAGCGGGATGCTTATCATCACACTTCCTTCCGGCAGAGAGCTTTTCTATGTCAAACCTCGCATCGGCGAGAACCGCTTCGGCGGTGAATCCATCACCTATGAAGGCGTCGGTACCGGCCGTCGCTGGGAGCGCCAGGAAACCTACGGCGCAAAACTTGTAGAAAATATCGTTCAGGCCATCTCCAGAGACATCCTCTGCTCAGCCCTTCAAACCTTCAACTATTCCGACGTCGTCATGCATGTCCACGATGAGGTTGTAATTGAAGCCGATCCACGCATGTCAGTTAAGGCAGTCTGCAAGCAGATGAGCCGAACCCCAGAGTGGGCTTCCGGCTTAATACTTGATGCCGATGGCTTCACCTGCCGCTTCTATCAGAAAGACTAATTACTCAAAAACACCGGTTCTGTCCAAGGGGAAAGTGAAGGGAGTCCCTCCCTTACATCAAACCTTGGAGGAACCGATTATGTTTTATACCAAACAGCCTGTCGGAGAAGACAGCGAATTCATCACCTACATCACAGACGAAAACGTCTATACCACCTGTCCCCGCTGCGGATCAGAAGTACCCGTAAACCTGGCCGATGTGCTTCGTGACGAGGACAGCGATTTATACGGCACGACCGTCTACTGTGACAAATGTGCCCAAGCGTGGCTGCAAGAGAAGCTCGGCGGTGCGAAATGAACGAGCAAGAACGTGAAGCTATTGTTTTACGCAGGGAGCATGGTGAATCCATCAGTAATATTGCAAAAGCGCTGGGCTTGAACTACAACACCGTGAAGTCGTTCTGCCGGAGACAAAATATCTCTGTTCAGAATGAAGACGCAGGTGTATGTGAAAACTGCGGTAAGGCACTTCCTCCCTATCAGGGGGGAAGACGGAGACGCTTTTGTTCGGATAAGTGTCGTTATAGTTTTTGGAGCAAACGGGAGAAGTCCTATCAAAAAGAACATATTTGCCCAACTTGCGGTGTAACCTTCAAGGCAAGATCGAAGCGTAAATACTGCTCCCACGGTTGTTATATTAACGACCGCTTCAGAGGTACTCGAAATGAATGAACCTTGGAAACAAGAAGCGGATTTTCAACTGGTGGGTGGCATCCTGAGTGCTTTGCTCAAAAAGAGGCTTCTTACCATCTCAGAATACAGGCGCTGTGTGCGTGAAATTCGTGAAGAAATCAAGCCTCCCGTCACGCTTCTTTGCAGTAATCAAAAGGCCTTAAACGGCTGGAAACAAACCCGCTAAAAACGCTGAATAGCCTTGATATAAGTGCGTCTACGAGCAAATATGTGATGGAAAGGAGATACTGAAATGGACGTTATAAAAATCCCAGTTAAGCTGCCGGAAAGCATAGAAAAAGAAAAGGTTGCGGCTTATGCCAGAGTTTCGACCAAGAGCGACGCTCAGCTTCATTCACTGGATGCTCAGATTGATTATTACAGGAAAAAGATCAATGCACGTGCTGACTGGAGTTTTGTCGGTGTCTTTGTTGATGATGGTCTCACGGGCACAAGAAGTGATCGCCCAGGACTCGAAGACCTTTTGGATCATTGTCGCAGAAAAAAGATTGATCTTGTCCTGACCAAATCGATCTCACGCTTTGCCCGAAATACCGTAGACCTTCTGGCCATAATCAGGGAGCTAAAAGAACTTGGAATTGCTGTATTTTTCGAGCGGGAAAAAATCAACACTCTGACTGCCGACGGAGAACTGATGCTAACGCTCCTTGCATCCTTTGCCCAAGAGGAAAGCCGTTCCATGAGTCTTAATAAACGATGGAGCATTCATAGGCAGTTTTCTGAAGGTGAGCTGGCAGGCATGGCTCATCTCTATGGCTATGATGTTGTCGATGGAGAGCTGATCGTAAACGAGCATGAAGCAGAGATTGTCCGCATGATGTACGAGGATTATCTAAGCGGTATGCAGAGCTCGGAAATAGCCGAAAAGCTAAACCGCATGGGTGAACCCAGAAAGCGTGGTGGTAAATGGAAACCGAGAGACATCACAAATGTCTTCAGAAATGAAAAGCATACCGGGAACGCCCTGCTGAATAAGCGATATGTGCTTGACCCCCTAACGAAGCAAACAAGATACAACCGTGGTGAACAGCCTCAATACTATATTGAGAATTCCCATGAAGGCATTGTTTCACAGGAACTTTTCGATGCCGTACAGGAAGAAATGAAGCGCAGAAGCCCTAACAAGGAAGCACCAAAACCTCATAACAAACCATTCACGGGCATGATCTACTGTGCCTGTGGAGCGAAGTTCCAACGTAAGAAGTCACCTGTTCGGGTGTTTTGGCGCTGTGGAAGAAATCTTGGCTCATACGGTGGTCACTGTTCCATGAAAGGCATCCCCGAAGAAACCCTCGAGTCGCTTTGCTGCGATGCTCTTGGAATACCTGAATTTGATACAAATACTTTTATAGAAAGTGTCATTCGGATCAATATAACAGGAGACAACGAGCTGACCTTCCTTTTGAAAGATGGAAGCGAGATTCATAAAACGTGGAAGGACCGTTCTCGCTCAGAGTCGTGGACACCAGAAATGAGAGCGGAGGTCAGTCGCAAGAATAGAGAGAGGGCAAAATATGGCAAGTAAGAAAATAACAGTCATTCCGGCCAAGACTCGCCCTGAAACGATCATCGGCTCAGCCGAGGTTTTACCAAAGAAGCGAGTTGCAGCTTATGCCCGTGTTTCAACCGATATGGATGAGCAGCTAAATAGTTATGAGGCGCAAATTAGCTACTACACTGAGCATATCCAGAAAAACCCCGAATGGACTTTTGTTAAGGTCTATACAGACGAAGGTATCTCCGGACTGATGACAAAGAAACGAGAAGGCTTTCAGACCATGATCAAAGATGCCCTTTCAGGCAAGATTGATCTCATTCTGACTAAGTCTGTATCCAGATTTGCCAGAAATACAGTTGATACGCTGACCACCGTCAGGAAGCTAAAAGACAAAGGTATTGAGGTCTATTTCGAGAAAGAAAACATCTGGACTATGGACAGCAAAGGCGAGCTTCTCATCACAATCATGTCGAGCCTTGCTCAAGAAGAAAGCCGTTCCATTTCAGAAAACGTAACCTGGGGGCAAAGAAAGCGCTTTGCGGATGGCAAGGTCTCTATGCCTTATAAACAATTTTTAGGCTACAAGAAAGGATCTGACGGCAGACCCGAGGTTGTACCGGAGGAAGCAAAAATCGTCAGGCGGATTTATCAGGAGTTCCTACTCGGCATGACATATACGGGAATTGCCAAGGCGCTGGGTAATGACGGGATTCTGACACCTGGAGGCAAAGAAATCTGGAGCAGTTCGACGATAAAAAGCATCCTGCAAAACGAAAAATATAAAGGTGATGCCCTTTTACAGAAACGCTTCACCGTCGATTATCTAACGAAGAAGCAGAAAGAAAACGAAGGCGAAGTGCCGCAGTACTACGTGACCAACAGTCATGAAGGCATCGTCAGCGACGAGGTCTTCGACATGGTACAGGTGGAAATAGAACGGAGGAGGAAATATAAGGTCAACGGCTCATCGCAAAACTTCTTCTCCGGATGGATTCTCTGCGGGTGCTGTGGTGAGCCATTTACCAGAAAAGTCTGGCATTCCACCACAAAATACAAGCGCTATATTTGGCAGTGTGGCAAGAAATATGCCGGGAAAGAGCCCTGCTCCACGCCGCATTTTCATGAGGATGAAATCAAGGATGCCTTCGTTAAACTGCTGAGTAAGCTTTACAGGCAAAAAGGCGATGTCCTGGAAACCTGCGATGCGGTGATTAGCAGAGTGCTGGATACATCAAAAGATAAAATACGAGCGGTGGAGTTAGAAGCAGAACTTGATGAAGCCTATCACGAGCTCAGCGAACGCCTTCGTATCAGGGCCCAACATGCTGAGGATACAGAAACAGAGCGAACAAGCTATGAAGCCGCTCTGCAAGACTACGAACAAAAATCGGTCAAGTTAGAAAAATTGAAAGAGCGCATATCTGACAAAGATAAGCGCCGCTTTAACTGCACCTGTTTTATTGAGAGACTAGGAAAACTTGAAGAAAATGATATCGCTTTCAATGAAAAGCTCTGGATCAGCCTTCTGGATTATGTAACCGTACCTGGCAATGGTAAGAAAGAGTTAACATTTCATCTCAGAAATGGGGAGGGTGTCATGATCTCGATACTCTAATGTGTTTGAGTCACCTGGATTCAAGGAACTGTCGCAACAAAATATGTTCGGCAGTTTTTTGCTGTTTGCACCCTCTTTTCCAAAAATGCACCCATGCTTTCAAGATTTGCACCCATGATTTTATTTTTGCACCCATCGTCGAGTAAATTCAAACAAACCACTCGAAACAAAAGTGTTTCGTACCGCTAGTATACGAAAAATCGGCACAAGCAGAAAAGAACAAAATCCCAAGCTCCAAGCTGCCGCTTTGCACCGTTTCGTTATTTTCTCTGATTAAGAAAAAGCCTTGAATATCAGGTGTTTTCGAGCAAAAAAATACTCCGCTACGATTGTATCCGTAACGGAGTCCTTTTATGGAGCCTGCGGACAGATTTGAACTCCCGACCTGCCGCTTACAAGGCGGCTGCTCTACCAGCTGAGCTACGCAGGCGCGCAGAGTTAATCGTACCCGACCGTTACAATTCTGTCAACATATCAGCACATAGTTAATGAAGTACGTTAATCATGAGTTAATCATGTATTGCTACCTCATCCATGTCCTCTATCGAAGATTCACCTTACCCACTTGGCGCTTGGTATAGAAGTAGCTGAACACAATGAATGCAAGTGTAAAGACAAATACACCGAGCCCAAAGTCAAAGTGTCCTCCACCGCGTTCGATCATCTCCTCCATAGGTAAATTCCGTCCCGTTATTCCGATTTCCAAGAGATTGTGAATAGGCATTTCCGTTACCACGCGTATTTGAGGAAAAAGATCCCCGGAACTGAAACGCAGCGATAGCGGGATAAAGAGAAGCCCCAGAACACCTAAAACCTGATTCGCAACATAGAGGATAATATACACAAGAAACGGACCGCCTACACCGAAGCGACTGAATCGACGTCCCATACCGACCGTTACAGAGAAACTCATCGTCGTGAAAAAACTCACATACATGAGAAGCCAAATGCCAATGATGAGAAGAACTCCTGCAAAAACACTCACACCTACAAAGGCAGGCCACGCCTTCATGAACTGTAAAAACTCATTAATCTCCAGCATCGCTTTTCCCTTCGAAAGTCCTCCCGCCAACAAAATACAGAAAAAACCGATGAATGCGACTAGGGAGGACAACACGTAGAGAAGAAATCCGCTGATCAATTTCAAGTGATAGCGCTGCGACGCAGTCACGGGGAGCGTGTGCGTCAAATATCCCTGATTTGTGTAGAAATGTCGGTAGTAGTGGCTCAAGAAAAGAACGAGCACGACAGGCACGAGAACCAACGTGGCGATGATCGCGAGGACATACATGAGTTGCCCGAGAACGGGAAAGTTGAAACTACGAAAAACAAAAGCACTCGTTAACAGAAGCGCATAAATAGGGATGGTCCATTTGAGGTGTGAACGCATCATACGAAAATCAAGTTTAATCAGTTTACCCAACAT